CAGTTGGGCCTCGCGGGCCTCAACGAGATCGTCCAGTAGGCCGATCTGGCGCATCGAATCCAACTGCGCCCATTGGACGTTGCCTGACATCATCTGCAGGTTCGTCTGGCGGGTCAGGCGGGCCTGCCAGTATTCGGGTTGGGCGTGTTCGATCTCGTCACGGGTGTAGTGCTGGCACTCGTTGAAGATGTCCTCCAAGATGGCGATCTCCCGCTGGGCACCCTTCATCACAATCTGGGTCTGTTCCAGGCCGACCTGCTTTTCTTCGGCTTCGATGGCGTCCAGTTCGTCGCCCGTTTCCAGCAGGCGGGTGATCTCCACCTCAGTTTTCCTGACGTTCAACTGGGCCATCCGCAACTTGAAACCCATGTCCTGAAGTTCCAGCATCAACTGGTAGAACTGCATTTCGGGCGTGTCGTGCTGGCCGAGTACGAAGTGGACCAACTGGTAGCGGCTGCGTGGCTGTTGGACTTCTGCGATTGCGTCGTGAATATCCATCAGAGACTGCCAGAGTTCGCCATGCCTGCCAGAAACTCGCGGGCCACCGACAGGCCCGTCCCGAGCGTGGTGCGGCCGTCATCGCTGAAGGCAAACTTGTCAACCGTGTCCACAGGGCTACCCGTGGTGCCACCACCGAAATACCCCGCGGTTCCAGAGTTTGCCATCGCTCCAAGCATTTGCGTCGCCGCCGACAAGCCCGTGCTGAGGGTAGAACGGCTGTCGTCGGAGAAATCGTACTTGTCAACCGTGTCCAACTTAGTGACGCCGTACACTCCACCACCGAAGTAGCCCGCGGTTCCAGAGTTCGCCATGCCCGCATTCCATTGCGTGTTGTACGACAGGCCCGTGCCGAGGATAGAACTGCTGTCGTCGGAGAAGTCGAACTTGTCAATCGTGTTCACAGGGGTGCCCGTGTGACCGCCAGCGAAATAGCCCGCGGTTCCAGAGTTCGCCATTGCCCCGAGTTGGTAGCGGGCCGACGACAGGCCCGTGCCCAGCGTGGTGCGTGAATCGTCGGAGAAGTCAAACTTGTCAACCGTGGACACCTCAGAGGCGGCGTAGCCGCCGCCCGTGTACCCCGCGGTTCCAGAGTCTGCCATTGCCGCGAGTTGCTGCGTGGCTGCCGACAGGCCCGTGCCCAGCGTTGTGCGTGGAGCCGTGGAGAACACATACTTGTCAACCGTGGACACGGCGCTGCCCGTGTTGCCGCCAGCGAAGTACCCCGCGGTTCCAGAGTTTGCCATTGCCGACAGGCCCTTGGTGGCTGCCGATAGTGCTGTCCCCAACGTGGTGCGGCTGTCATCGGAGAAGGCGAACTTGTCCACCATGTCCTTGAGTGTCCCTGAGACGACGCCGCCGCCGAAGAAGCCACCCTCAGCACTCCCCGCGCCACCGCCGCCAGCGGAACTAGCGAAAATCCCGTGATCGGCTGGACGAATAACCATCAGGCCAAAGCGCCGATAAGCGACCAAGCATCAGTAGCGGTTTTGATGAGCGTGGCAGCAGCGTACTGACCGTCGATGTCCTTGTTGGAGTCCTTGGAGTTGATCGTCACACCGCTGCCTTCAGCCAGCGTCGCAGTACCCGACCCAATAGCCTGAACGATGATCTGAGTACCAGTTGCATAAGCAACAGACGAGTTGGGCGGCACCGTGAGCGTCTGCGTCGAGCCGTTCGATGAAGTAACCATCTTCCCAGCATCGGCCAGAACGAACGTGTACGTCGTACCTGTCTGGGCGTTGATCTGAAGCGGGGCAACAACCCCAGTCTCAACAGTCAACGTCCCACTAATAGTAGGACTCGTAGTCCACGCAGTAGTAGACGCACCCGACCCAACCAGAACAGCATTCGCAGCAGCATTGGAATCAGTCAAACCAAGTTTCGTTTCCAACGCAACAACCGCGCCGTTGACATTCACATGCTGAGTGTCATGCTCCTTGCCGCTGTCATCCAGGTCGTCAGTTGACGCAATGTCTGTCCGAAGCTGGGAACCTACGGTATCAAGAGCAGCGGGATACGCAGTAGCCATCAGTCAGCCTCCTACGGCGTCAAGTCGATAGTCCAAATACCTGATGCGTTCCAAGTGATCTGGAACGTACCAGCCGAACTCGCATAGTCGGCACCGAAGTCCACCAAACAAATCAGAGGATCGTTGGTCAGCGTGTCATCGTAAATGACCGCCGCACGCGCCGACGAGATCGTCGCCGTAGTCCACGATGTGTCAGCGGCATCAAACTTCAACGTCCCCGAAGCGTTCCCCAGGGTGATAGACGCAAGCGCCGCCCCACCAGCCGAATAGCCCGAACCGGAAACCTCGTTTCCAGACAGGTCAGACCAATGGTCGTGAGTCTCAAAGTTGGGTGTCGATGAGTTAGTAATCATCGCACACTTGAAAGTATCCGACCCGGTGTCCACCGCCATCTGTGTTGAATCGAGAATATCTCGGAAGGTGAGAACGAACAGGCCCGAAGCTGTTACTGCCATCTACTCGTCACCTCCTACGGCAACTTTTAGTTCAACCGACTCGGGAACAACCTTAGCGTCTAAACGCCCATCCCAATGCTCGGTTTGGACCCCGCCGAACTGGCCGTCGGAATCTCTACGAATCTTCGTGGTTTTAGAAGTGCCACGGCGAACCAGGAAACCAACAGAAGAATACTTGCCCATCAGTAACGGACCTTACGCGGCTTACGCCGTTTCATCTGCTTCTTCGATTTCGTCTTGTTCGGCACAGCATCATCCTAGTGGTTGGCGGGGACCGAAGCATCTGCGCCCCGCTCCGGCCCCCGTCAACGACTATTACCGGGACTAGCTGTTGGCCCCGATAGTGGAGGTTGTCTCGATCCTGCGGATCGCAGCCTCACGGAAGCGGCCGTAACCGCACATGGCGTACCAGCCAACCGGCTGGAAGCGACGCAGGCTGTCGGTCACAGGACCGAACACCACCGACGGGTCAGCCCCGTACATGGTGGAGTAAGCCTTCGCCATCGCCTGCTGGCCGATGATAACGCTGCCGTAGGCATCGTTGGTGGTCGAACCACCGTCGGCAACCAGGAGGGCACGGGGGGTTTCGATCATCGTAACGCCGTCAAACGTCCCGATAACACCCTTCCGAACCTTGTCAGCTTCCTGACGGATCTGGAACGAACGCAGGTCGGCTACACCGGTCTGCCCGATGAAGTCGTAAGCCACATCCGGGTGACAGAATCCGACGTAGTAGCCGTCGTTGAAGGTTGGAACAGCAGCGGTGCGAAGCGCCGCGACTTCCTCCCTGACAGCCGACGATGTGAAGTTGTTGCTGGTGAGCAACGCTCCACGACTTGACTGCCCGACATGTGTGACATTGCTGCCGGCGTAGAGCAGGTCTGCGACGACCTGATCCAGAGAATCGGCTGCGTTGTATCCGACGATGTTCGCCGCGTCGGAATCGACGTTGAAAAACGACTGGCCTCGAAGGGCAGCCGTCGTCACCACAGCGTTGCCGTACTCTGCGAGAGACACCGTGACGGTGCTGTCGGAGAGGGCAACTGCGGTGACATCTGAAGTCTCGGTGAGCGCCGTTTTGGCCTGCGAAAGATCAGCGTAAATAGTGAACGTCACCCCGGACCCGCGATGGGTCTGACGGGTGGCCTTCACCGTCGCGTAGTTCTCATGCAGGGTGTTAGCCCTGAGAGCGAAATACGCTAGCTGTTCAAACGCTACCTGGTCGGACGCGACCGATGACTTTTGCGTGTAAGCCATCTTGTTTGTTTGTCCTTAGGGAACAGGAGGCCCCTAATCTTGAACGTCGAACTCGTATCCGTGAGAACGCATCAAAGCCTTTAGTTCGACTTCGCTGGTCGTGGCACGAATCTGCTCGTTCAGGTCCGGTGGAATCACCGGCTGTGCCTGAACCCCCGCATCAGCGATTCTCTGCTGGGCCGCTAGCTCCTGGTGGAGTGTGACCGCCTCACCCGTACCGGGTGCTGCAACCACTTCTGGCGTCCCAAACTGCTGGGCTTGCCCACCTTCGGTGAGAAACCCTGCTTCGACCGCTGCGGCCCGGATTGACTCCGGGTCGGTTTCACCGTCGTACCCCTTTACGAAGTATGCCTGGCGAGTGTCATTCGGGTTGATTCCTGCCGACCGGAACGCTTCTGTCCGCTCGAACCCTTGGATCTTGGCGTTTGCTTCGGCCAGTTGGCTTTCCGCTGTGTTCGCCTTGTCTTCAAGAGTTCGCCGCCAGTTGCGTTTCGGCTGACCGTCCTCATCTAGTTCAACGACTTCGGATTCGGTTGCCTCAGCCATCTATGTCCGCTCCCTTCGGGTTCACACCAACCCGGGAGGCGGGCTGGTGGCCGAGACACAGATAGCTCTCACTCGTAGGCGGCCAGATGCGTCTACGATAACCATAGCAGACGATTTGGATGTGGGGTCAGGTGGCAGTCCCCAGCCCGGTGTAGCCGCCTCTAGTCATCGCCGGGCCGCCTCTTTGGGCGAACGCTGCGAGGCGTCGCTGACGGCGGGCTTCGATGCGTCGAGCCGCCTGCGGATCAGTACCGAACTCCGCTCCGACGAGTTCCCCGCGGGTAATGTCACCGCCACGATCCGCGGCGAAAGTACCGACCTGCCCGTCCATCCTGGCCGTCACCACTCCTGGCCGGCCGGTCGCCGGGTCAACATCGAGGCGTTCGGACGCGGTTTCCTCAGCCAGCGTGGACGGCGCTATTGTCTGGAACCCCCGACGAGCCGCTGCCTCAGTAACCCCCGACGCACGCAGACGTTCAGCGGTTTGTTGGGAAACAGAACCGAACCCAGTTTCGACGGCTATCCCGCCGATCCGGGCCGCTCCTAACTTTTCCCGTTCCTCAAAGATAGATGTGGCCTTCTCCGGGTCCAAATAATAGGCAGCCAAATCGCTGTCTGTGATCCCATAGTAGTCGCTGAGAGCTTGCCGCACTTCGGAGGTGGTTTGTTCCAAGACCTCGAAAGCGGTGGCGACCCGTTGGGTGAACTCTGTGGCAGAAACGTCCCCGCCGATTAGCGCCCCGAAGTCGGACGGGTCGTCGTAGAACCGTTCCGGCATGTCATACGCTTGTAATGTTTGGGCGTAGGAGCGTTCCAGTTCGACATAATCAGCTTCGCTGATGGCCCGACCAGCCGCGGACAGGTCGGCCATGCCGGGGAACCTCGTCTTGTACGGCTCCGACTGTCTAACCCGTGCCCACACGGCATCATCATCCCCGGTGGCTATCCACAGGTTGATGAGATCCAGGTTCGGGTCGTCTAACAGCCCTTCCAGGCCGTAGGTGCTGAGAGTGTCGCGGAGGATTTCGCTGGCGTTCCGTTCTCCCAACGAGGGGGCACCCTCGCTACCGCCAACGGTGACGACAGCCCTGGTGTCCCGGTTTCGGATTTCGGTCTTGCCGCTGTCGAGGAAGTATTGGATGTCACCACCTTCCCCGGTGAGCATTTTTGCTTCTTCAAGAGTGATCTCGTAGGTTTCTGCGACCCGGGCTGGTGTGACCCGGTATTCGAGAATGTTGTGCCGGATTTCTTCGACCATCCCCCAGTCATTGTCGCCGGCTTGCTGGATGGCGTTGATCCAACCGTTGACCTCGTTGACGGTCAGGTTCCCTTCGTACCCCGGGGCCACACCTGGGAGGTCACCGAACGTGGCAGCCAGTTCAATGGTTTGGGCAAGAATCTCATAGGGGGACATGCCCGGGGAGGGTGCTGCGGCACGGGCTAGTTCTGCGAGTCCTTCGGTGCCGCCACCGGCCGGAACGTCCACATAGCCTGCCGTCTGAGCGGCAGCCAGATTGGCTTCTATGGAGGCAT